TGCCGAAGTTAAGTACCGAACCAAAGATAAATTCCCTAATCCTTTCAATGTGTTAGACAAAAGGGACATAGCATTGTATAAAAGAAAGACAGGCAAACCAAACACTCTAGTGATAATGAGTGGAGAAATATTTGAAGAATTATTAGGAGAAAAAAATGCCAATATTAAGACCGACAATACCTCTTGATTATGTAGCTGAAGTACTCAATGAATCTGGTAAAAGATTTTATATATCAGAATATATATGGAGTAAACATGGTGGAGATTGCAAGTACCGTAAAGGTGAAGAAACCTATGAGAAAGATGCAAAGAAATTTGTTCATGAAAAATTTAGCAAGTTTAATTGGTGGCACAATAAACACTCAAACTTCTGGACATTTGTTGATGGAACTAATGAAGAAACATTTGAAATAGAATGGAATAAAATTACTATTGATGTAAAGATTATACACTTTGGTTATATTGTTCAAGCAAATGGTGGATCACATCATCATTGTTATGAGTACAAAGCAAGAGGTAATCAAGTAGAATTTGTAAAACAAAAGAATGGTCTTTTCTATGCACAAGATACTATTCAATTACCTACTACAAGCACTGGCTATCGCTCTGGTCATATAATTAGAAGAGATGCTAGTGAGTATATTAAAGCCAATGAACTAAAAGAATATATACTTAGTGAACTTGGAGAACCACCAGCACAAGGAGATTTGTTTACATGAATAAAATAGTTTTATATAGTTTACTTACTGTTATGCACTTTGATACTGAAGAAGCTTGCCAGATGTGGTCAGATAAAATCTATGGCAAGGGATACAAGTGTCATAAGACATACAAGTATGAAGAATTTTATTTAGAGAAACTACCATTAGAAAGACCAAGGATAGAGTATTATGGATATAAAAAAGTACAGCCATAAAATAAAAGTATTTCACGATAGATGGTTAAAGAAACCAAAAGAAGTTGAGATATCATTACCATATGTGCCACAAGAATTTATCAGACCAGATGAAGTGGTCGAGTCATTTCATATTGATTGGGAAGAAGAGAAAAAAAAGGGCAACAAAAAGTTACCCTAGTTTGAGTAGGCACGTTATATTATGACGATATAAACATTAAAATAATATATTAGTTGCAAATAATTGTAAATAGTATATCATAAAAAAAAGGAGAGAGAGATGGAGAGAATCGGTTTTATCGGTGGATCAGATGCTGTGCAGATTATGCATGGTAACTGGCAGAAACTATGGGAAATCAAAACTGGTAGAGTGCAGCCAGATGATTTGTCAAATAATTTTACAGTACAATCTGGAGTTTGGAATGAGCAGTTCATACTTAACTGGTTCGAAAAGCAGAGCCAGTTGAGTATTGATAAACAACAAGTATCTGTATACAAAGATCATCATGGAGTTCCACTCAAAGGAACAATCGACGCGACCATCAAGAGTCAGTCGGCGATTGTGGAAGCTAAAGAAACAAATCAGTTTAATAACTTCGACAAACAATTACAAAACTATATGCCACAAATACAATTCTATCTTGGTGTATCTGGATATAATGATTGTTACTTTGCTAATAAATTTGGGAATGTAAGATTTGATTACAAAAAGATTTCATTTCATCAAGGCTATTATACTAACATGATGGTGAAGATCAGATTGTTTTGGGATCATGTAAAAAATGATACACCACCAGATGATATAGACTATGAGCCAGTAGATACAAATGACATTCTTGTAGATGATATGGTTAGACGTGATGCTTCGAAAGACAATCACTTTGTAAGTCTTGCACATACATATTTAGAAACACAAGAACAAGCTACCAAACATGAAGTAGCAAAGAAAGAATTAAAATCACTAATGCTTGCAAATGAAAGAGAGGTATACTGTGAGCAACTATCACTAAAGAAAGACAAACGAGGTTCTATTAGAATCTCATCAAAAAAAGGAGAGAGAAATGGGTGACCATACAAGTATTTATATTGCAGTAGAAGCTGCAAGAACAAAATTCAAACCAATCAAACAATCTGGTAAAGCACAATACGGTGCGCACTCTACTATCAAAGATATTATGGATTCAGTAGAGATGGCTTTATTTGCAGAAGGTGTATTTATCAACCATGAAATACGTGTTGATTTTACTACTGGTGTACCAGTGGATATACTGGTTACAAGATTGATTCACATTACTACCAAAACAGAAATGAAATCTGAGATTGTACTTAATGGTATGAATCGTGGACCACAAGGAACTGGTAGTGCTATTACGTATATGCGTAGGTATTCATTGCAAACTATGCTGAACTTAACACCAGATAAAAGCACGGAAGATGATGGTGATTTTGCATCAACTGGAAAAAGAAAGACAATATAGGAGGTCAATATGTCAGACAAAGAATATGATAGTGAGAATAGTGGAGCCGTTTTCCCACCATTCGCAGATCAAAAATACATACTACAAGGTGAGATCGACATTGAAAAATCAAAACACAAAGTCGTTGTTGTCAAAGGTAAAACAAAACAAGGTGTAGATATTATAAAGTTCTATACTGAATTGTGTGCAATTTTTCCCAACCAAAGCACAAATCAAAATGCACCAGATTATACCGGAAAGTTAAATGATTCATGGAATGTAAAAAATAATCGTATTGCTGCCTGGGTAAAAGAATATGGTGATCCATCAGGTCAAGATAAAAAATATATGAGCCTTCAGTTCTCTGAACCTCAGACAAAAGAAACTCTTGATAATACTGAGAAAACAAGTAATGATTCAATAGATGACGAGATACCGTTTTAGTGTCCATGTTACACAATCTCTCTCTTTTGTCATGGACATAGGGAGTAGGTGAATACGTATTCTCCAGTTTACCTACTCCCACAATAGGAGAAACAAATGAACAGATCACAATTCCTCAGAGAAGTTGGGGATACTTTAACAACAAGACAGCATACCTACGGACATCCCAGTGAAAATCTAAGATCAATAGCTAAATGCTGGTCAGAGTTTAAAGATGAAAAGTTTAATTATCTTGATGTTTGTATTATGATGATACTGACAAAAGCTATCAGACTAAAAGAAGATCCTTTACATTTAGATTCTTATAAAGATATAGCTGGTTATTCTGCTTTGGCTGCAGAACTTATAAGTACATTAGTTCGAAATGGGGACCATCCAGAAATGGACGACGACCTTGAGAACGACGAAGATCAATGTACGCATTCATAGCATCTTCAGCAGTACCTGTATAACTAGTAATACTACCTTCACTCCAAGCTGCACCCCATTTGATTGGGATGTTACCTAGTTGTTTTGATGCATCTTTCATAGCATCACAAAGATCATCATAAACATTCAGTTCCCAGCAAGCCTTGCCCGAACAGTAAGCCATAAGGTCAACAGCATGGGCAAAGCCGTCTGTTTGTAATAGATGATAACTTTTATTAGTTTGTGATCGACCAGCTTTAACAAGTTCTTCTTGCTCAGCTTTTGTACGCACTCCATAAGTAACACCAAAATCTACTTTAGTTAATGTAATAGCAAGCTTTACAACATTAACTAGTTCTGGATGTACACCTTCTAATTTACTTAAACTTCTTTTTGATAAGCTAAACATTTATCCTCCAATCTTAAATTTAAAATCACTACTTTTATTTGTTGTTAATGGCATCTTAACTTTTATTTTTACACCATCAATATTTAATCCATCCCATGTAGGTGATAATGTAACAACATTCCAATCTTTGTATAAAATTTCTTGTGCTAGATTAATTCTATTACCACCACCAGTTCTATCTAAAGCAATACCAGCTAATGGATTATCTAAATCTACTTTTAATGGATTAGTTTCTGGTTGTTTTAATACAAAAGGATTTTTATCATCATCAGATAAATTAGAAACATAAGTAAAATTATTTATTTCACTTGCAGAAGGTGTATAAACAGATTGAACAGTATTAGAAACAAAGTTCTCTGTATTTTTAACAGGTAAACCACTACCACCTTGACCTGTACCAGTTCCCTCTGGATTCTTATAATACTTATCACCTACTGTACCAGGTGATTTAGTTAAATAAGTTTCTTCTTGTTCTCTAAACTCTTCCTTTTGTTGAGCAGTTACTTTTGGTTTATCATCTTTAGTCGTACCATCTGGTCGTACTTTTGGTCCAGCAGTCCCAATAGATTTCGTCAGACTTTTTTTTTCTTTTGCTCTAAAAGTTTCAGCTTTTTGTTTTTTAGAAGCTTCTTTTATTTTATTTTGTTGTGCAGCTTTCTTACCTGTGTTTGCTGTAAACTTACCTTTTACTCCATATCCATCAACAAAAGCCATTATTTCTTACCTCCAAAAAATTTAGTTGCTGATCTTATACCAAATGATGCAGCAATCACCACACCAAAAGAATATGTATACCATGCTGGAGCTTGTTCTAATGCTTGGAATCCAGCAAATGCCATTTGCCTTGTGTCATCATTAATAAAACAAAGAAGGAATGGTATGGATAACAATATGGTAATCCATTCATCTTTCCAGCTAGATTGTGTAGCTTTGATAGCTTCCAAATCCCAGTCAATCTCACCAGTCAGTTGTTTCTTTTGTATCTCTGCTTTTACTTTTTGAGTTTGCACTTTGCCATCTACATAACTAGATGCCAATGAGCCTAAAGATTTAACGATTGTTAGTATCATTCTTTCTTTCTCCGTTCATCCAGATTCCAAAGCAACCAGTTAAAGCACCCATACATACAGATACTAAACCACTTTGTTGTATTGTTGGATTATCTAATGCCATATACCAATGCACACTTTGATAAGTAAGTATGGTAACAACAAGCATCATCAATCTAGGAAATATTTTATAATCATCTATAATCGTAGCTGGCATATATCCTCACTTAATAAATATCCATTTGGGTTCAAACCATGTACACCAAACATAAGACAAAAGTACAATAAAAACAAATATAATATCTTTTTCAGACATCTTGTTGTTTCTTTAACCACATTGCAAAGAAGATTAAACCTATGATTGAGCATACAAGAACAATAACAAACACACCTTCGATAATCTTTTGTTTTAGTTCTTGTCTTTTATAGATTAACTCTTGTCTTTGCTTTCGTATCTTGCCTTCCATTTTTAGTAAATCATCCCAAGCTTTAACACCAAACTTAAATTTAACATACTGTTGTAATTCATATCGTTGCTTTTCTAAAGTCTTTTGAGCAACCAAACTCTTCATGGCAGCTTCTTCAACTGAGTCACCACTTAACATCTTTTTATAAAAGGGAGGATTCTTTGTAGATTTAACAGCTTGCTCTATGTCAGAGCTAGCTTTCATCCATCTTGATAGATCACCAGACATACCTTCCAGATCACGACCAATAGCAAATGCTTTCTTGATGTTGTTAAATGCAGCAGTCGATAGGCTAACTGCAGTAGCTATCGACGCTGGATCAAACATTACTTCTTCTTAGATGCCATTATCTTTCTTTTAAGACTAGCTGGCAAAGTCTTTTGTTTTTTAGTAAGACCATTCTTTGCTGGTGGTCTACCTCTTTTTGAACCATAGGTTCCTTTTCCCATTGGCATATTAGTCCTCCTTTATTACCACGGTATTCCAGTTGATTTAGTCTTAGCCTTTTCTATTTGAGCTGCACATTTATCTGTCAGCCTTTTTTCAATAGTGTCCACTTTCATAAATTCATCTTCTTGTGCATTACAAGCTGATTTGACCCAACCTATAACATCACTTTCTTTCAAGTCATCATATTTAATAAAGCTACTTGCTGAAGCATCATAGGTGCAAGTATACTTACCAGCTTCTACTGCTCTTGCATCACCATCTACGCCAGAACATTCCCATCTGACTTCTGTTACACCACCATCAGCAGTTGTTCTCTGCATCTGGTTTATCTTCCAAGTTATTGTTGCTGCCATTTTATTCTCCTTCTAATTTAGCTATTCTTGCTTCAAGCTCTTGTATTGTCTTTACTAATAATGGTACAAGTTTAGATTGATCTATACCTTGATACACCTCTCTTGTTTTTTCTACACCATCATCATCTGTATATTTTTCAGTTGCATCTTTTTCTCCTGTTATTGCTTCTGGTACTATAGAAGAAACTTCATGTGCCAAAAACCCATCTACAGTTGTATCTTTATCTATCTT